ACTCTGCGTACCCGTGACAGATTGGTCGCAGAAGGACCCGCGCCCGGTATCTGCTGCCCCTTGTTGCGCGAAAATGTTGCATGCAACAGCGTCATGCAACATCGCGCCGCGCTGCTGAAGAGGGGAACGGGGCACCATCAAGCCGCACCCCGCCGCTGCCGCGCCTGCCAGTCATCCCGGCAATCCACATCACAGAAGGCCGTGCCCTCAACAACCTCGCCGCAGTTGTGGCAATGGCCGTTGGGCTTCGGTCCTTCGGGGGCTCGAGCCTTCAGTGCGAGCTCGCGGTCAAGCTCTTCACGGGCGGCGCCCAGGTCGGCGAAGTCGGGCATCACGCCACCACCAGCACGAGCACAGCCGCGATCAGGGCCAGGGGTGCGCCGAGCACCACGGCGACGATGATGAGCGCCTCGGGGAGTGATGGCGGCTCGGTGTTCATGCGGCCGACCGGGCGGCGGCTCCGGCGAAGGGGCGCGGCCATCATGCACGCCCCTTGCGCTTTGCCGTGCCCACGCTCGCGAGCAGCTGCGGCAGCTCGACAAGCAGACCTTGCATGCGCTCGATCGCCTCGTCGCGGCTGGCGCTGGTGTCGCCGCAGTGCTTGGCCACCAGGTAGTAAATGGGGGTGCGGTCGCCCGTCTGCTCGACGTAGCGCTCCAGCAGATCGATGTCGAGGTGGCGCTGCCCGTCGCCCGACAGCATCACGCTGAGATTGCCCGGCGCCACGTCCAGGTCTTCCGCCGTGCGCTTCAGGCCGCGGCGATACACGCCGGCCGCCATCGCTTCCTTAGCCGAGCGGAAACGCTCCGTCAGGTGCGTGTCCAGGTCGAGCGTCATCTGGATCTGAGAATCATCGATACGCATTGATAACACCTCCTATCAGTGCTTTTCCGTGGTTATCAGTCCCACGGTTCAAGCTGGAATCGTCAGCAGCGGAAGCCCTCTTCCTGCGGAAAAAGCGTCCGCCAGCCCGAAGGCCAGCGGACCAAGCTCTCCGATAGGAGGGAGGAGGCAACGGAGAAACGGGAGGCGCGCCCCATGCGATCAAGACCAGCAGTCCCACAACAGACCGGCTCTTTCACAGGAACGCGTCTTGATCGGTCCATGAGGTCAGACAGCCTCGTGGTGTTCGGCTGCAGGCTTCACGCCCTGCGCCGCGAAGTAGTCGGCCAGCCGCTGCACGGTATGCACGCTGGGGTCGGTCACTGCGCGCTGCGCGATCTTGGCCACCGTCGAAAACGGCACGCCCGACCCGGCCGCGACCTGCCGCTGCGGGATTGCGCGGGCATCGAGACAGGCCATCACGTAGTCGTAGAGGTTGGTGGGAGTATCCATGGCCGTGGATCGTATAGCCATAGATGGCTAATTGCAATAGCCGCACATGGCTTCTACTTCGTCGCATAGTCCATTTATGGATATTTCGGCAGTCATCGCAGCGAACCTCTCAGCCTGGATGGAGGCAACGCCGGAGCTGGAAACGGTTCAAAAAGTCGAAGCCAAATCGGGCGTCGGGTTCGGCACTGTTCGCCGCGCACGAAAAGGCGAAGGGAACCTCACAGTCGAAAAACTTGCCGCCATTGCTGCCGCATTTGGCCGCACCGCCGCCGATTTGGTCACACCGCAGGATGCGTCGTATGCCGCGCTAATACCTTCGTCGAATAGGCAAGCGCCGGCGGTTGCGGCAGAGTCCACCCCATCCCCATTCATGCGGTGGCCTTTTCCGCATGCCGACCAGCGCGCCTATGAATCCCTGCCTCCCGAAGGCCAGGTGTGGGTGCAAGGCCGGCTTGACGCGGCCATCGAGCAGGCCCGGCAGCAATTCGGCACGCAGACCGAGAAACGGTCGGCGTGACACGGCGCAGCGCGCAGGTCTACAAGTTCCCGACGCCATCGCGAACGGCGTGACAGACTTCTCGCCTGGTGACGCGAACGCCTCGCGCTGGGAAACAATATCGCCGACGTGCGCCGCGGCATCAAGAAGACGCACAAAGCATTTCGCGCGGGCTCTTTCGCGCCCTACTGCTGCCCCACCCTGTCGCGCATCTGGCGCAGCCGCGCCAGTTCGTCGCGCATGCCCTTCAGCTCAGTTTCGTAGCCGGCTGAGGTCGCGCTCATCTCCTCGCTGATGCTCTGCTCCCAAGTGGCGCCGGCCAGGTTGTTGTTGGCGTAGCGCTTGCGGTTGCGCAGCTCGGCGAGCTTGGCGTTCATCTCGTCGATGGTTGCTGCAATCCGTCGCTCCTGCAGGTCGATGTCGTTCTGCAGGAGCCGCCGCCGCACGGCAATGTCGGCCTGCTCATTCCGCGTGGGCATGCGCCGCGCGCCAGGCGCTGAATTGCCCTGGTGCGCTGCATCGCCAGGCGCGGATCCGGACGCCGGCGACACATCGATCGGCTTGGCCCCTGCGGCGCATGGCGCATCGGCGAAAACGGTCGAGCCATCCGGCTGCTTGCATTTGTAGACCTGCGCCTGAGCCGGGCCACACATCGCGCTCAGCAGCGTTGCCACCAGCAACATCTTCATTTTTCACCCCGCGTATCGCGCTGGCGGTCAACACGCCAGCTATGAAATAGCCCGTAGATTGCCTGAACGCGCGCCCGACTACATCCACCGAAAGTCCTAGCGATCCCCATGACAAGCGGCGCGGCAACCCTTCTGAATTTTTCGTCGAAAAATAGCCATATACGGCTTGACGTGATTAGCCGTATATGGATAATTGACTCCAACGCATCACCCCTGAGGCGGCCCGGAACCCAGGCCAAGTCTGGCAAGCCGGTATCTCCGGCAGGGGGGCGCCCTACACGACATCGACCGAGGAGAACGACATGAGCAAGACCCTCATCGTCAAGCACACCAAAGACAGGAATGGCAATCCACTGGCGTGCGTGCACAACCTGCCGGGCGAGGGCGCGGAGTTCAACGCGCAAGGATTGCGCCGCCTGGCCAATCTGCTGAACACCATCGCCGACGAATGCGATTCCGGGGCAGGGCTGGTCCATGCGGAGACGCGCACGTATGACCCTGAGCTCATTGCGGAAGCGCGCGCATGAAAACGATCCGCATGCTGCCGCCCGGCTCGCTGCGCGCCCAGCGGCGCCGCGGGCGCATCGAAGGGGCTGCCGGCATGGCGTTGATAGCGCTGCTTGCCGGGCTGGCAGCAATCGCCATGACACCCGTCGAGCTGTATCGGGCCGCAACGCCCACGCCAAACGCCAGGGCGGCAACGCCAATGCGGATCGGGCGTGAGCCGCTGCCGCCCTGCACCGACATGGGCGCCAAGGACTGCATGGCGGTGGCCGATGCCACCGTGCGCACCATCCCCGAGCCCGGAACGCTGGTGCTGGTTGGTGCAGCGGCGGCAGGCGCCATGTGGATGGCGAAGCGATGAGCATGTGGGTGCTGGCTGCGTTGGTATGGGCCGGGTTTGCAGCGCTGGCCGTTGGTATGTGCGCAATGAACCACCAGGACGACGACGAGGGAACGCCATGATCGACAGGAGCAAGACAAAAACCCGACTGATTGTTGCGCAACTGCACGACATCGCGCAGCGCGAGCAGGACGGCACGCTGCGCACCCTGCTGGAAGACGCCGCCGTGCTGCTGGACGAGTACCAGGCAGGGCTGATCCTGGCCACGCCTCACCCGATGACGGGCATGGCGCTTGTGCACAGCCAGGCGCTGGCGCAGATCGACATGGACCACATCGACATCACCGAGGAGATTGCATCGTGAGCATCTTGAGCCCCATTCGCCGGCTTGCACGCCGCATCAACCGCATCCGCCTTGCCATGGCCGAATCCGACCTGGCTTTCCTCGAGGCCCGCGCCCCCGTCGTCCTTCAGCAGCAACGCATGCGCGTGGCCGAGCTGCGCATCGCCGCCGTCCTGCACACGCATCGCATCGATGCAAACGCGGTGCGCCTGATGGCCGAGCACCGGCAGAAGCGGGCATTGCTGGGCTGACACCGACATGAACGACCCCAGCCGCAGGTGGGGACGTAACAGCGGCAGGCCGGCACGCGACATGCGCCTCCCCCGGCTGTGCGGTATGGCAGCCGGACAAATGCGGCGGGGCCGACCTGACGGCGGGAAAGACCGCACCCAACACCACGCCCATGCCTGCAGGGCCGATGCAGGCGACACGAAGGAGACCGCCATGGGCGCACGCCCGTTTACCGACACGCTACGTGCAATCCGCTTCGGCGAGCTGCAGGACTTGCTGACCGAGGAGCTGAACGCGCTGACCAAACGCTGCACCGAAACCGGCCGCGCCGGCGAGATCGTGCTGAAGATCAAGCTCAAACCCGGCAAGGGCGGCCAGGTGGAGATCCTCGACGACCTCACCGTGAAGGCGCACAAGCTCGAGCGCGGCACCTCGATCTTCTTTGCCACGCCCGAAGGCAACCTGCAGCGCGAAGACCCGCGGCAGATGGACATTGCCGAGCTGCGCCAGGTGGCCGCCGCGCCAGCCGAGCCGCTGCGCAATGTGAGCAACGGCTGACCGATCACCTCTACCTCCACCCCCACGAAGCAAGGACGTCTCATGAACGAAGAAACCCTGCAACACATGAACTCCGGCGTGGCCGAGGCCATTGCCTTCGGCGCCACGCTGGCCGAACCGAAGCACGCCGACATCGGCGCCGACGACCAGAAGCCCTACATCGTGGTGCCCGACGGCTACCGCGTGGCCGACCTGGAACACACGCTGGCCTACCCCACGCGCAAGCGCGCAGAGGTGAAGCTAGCGCAGACGAAGGGCTTCATCGATTACTTCCTGAGGCACCGCATCACCGGCGGCGTGAGCACGATCTACGGCACCACCGAGCCGCCGAAGTTCGTCGCGATCCTGAACGACCACGGAGCTGGCGTGCCCGGCTGGCGCGATCACATCGCCCGCTACGAATGCCCGCTGGCGGTGGAGTGGCTGACGTGGACGAAGGTGAACAAGACGCTCATGCCGCAGGCCACGTTCGCCCAGTTCATCGAGGAGAACCTCCCCGACATCGTCGAGCCGACGGCGGCCGAGATGCTGGAGATCAGCCGCACGCTGGAAGCGAAGAAGAAGGGGAACTTCGCCAGCGGCATCCGTCTGGCCAACGGCGAAACGCAGTTCACCTACGAGGAGTCGATCGACGGCACCGCGGCAAAAGGCCAGATGCGCGTGCCGGAAGTGTTCGCGATCGGCATCCCGGTGTTCCACGGCGGGCCGAAGTATCGCATCGAGGCCCGGCTGCGTTACCGCATCGCCGACGGCGGGGCCCTGTCGATGTGGTTCGACCTGGTGCGCCCGCACAAGGTTATCGAGGACGCAGCGCTCGAGGTGTGGACGCACATCGAGGAAGCCACCGGCGAGACGATCTTCCAGGGTAATCCGTGGGCGTAAAGCCAAGACGACCATGCGCAGGACTCAAGCCCGCTTGCGGGATGAGCTTTGTACCTGAGGCGGAAAGCGTAACCGCCACCTGATACACGAGACCACCATGCGACGTCACCACTGGACGCCCGAACAAACCGAAACGCTGAACGCGATGTACGCCGACCACACGGCCTCGGATATCGCCGCTGTGCTAGGTCTGCACGTTCGCCAGGTGCAGGCAAAGGCTTGGGGCATGGGACTGAAGAAAACGCCGGAATGGATCGCTGAACGCGGCCGCAAAGTGATGGCCGACCCGAACCACCCCGGCCGCGCCTACCAGTTTCGCCCAGGCCTGACGCCGCACAACAAGGGCAAGCCGCACCCCTCACGCGGCAGGGCGACCGAGACGCAGTTCAAGCCCGGACACCGCCCGCACACCTGGCGCCCCATTGGCGCCAACCGCGTGCGGTCGGACGGCTACCTGGAGCGCAAAACAGCCGACACCGGCTGCACCAGGCGCGATTACGTCACCGTGCACACGCTGGTCTGGCGCATGCACGGAAGGTCAATACCGGACGGATATGCGCTGTGCTTCATCGACGGCGACAAGAGGAACTTCGACATCAACAACCTCGAGCTGGTCCACCGATCGAACCTGATGCGCCGCAACTCGGTGCACCGGCACGGCCCGGAGATCGCAAGCGCCTATCAACTGCTGGGCGCGATCAAGCGCCAACTGAGCCGCAAGACCAAGGAGATTACAGCATGAGCCACACCGTCAATGACCTGCGCGCCGCGCTTTTCCGCCAGCTCGACGCCCTGCAAGACGGCAAAAAAGACATCGCCGTCGAGATCAGCCGCGCCAAGGCGATGAGCGACATCAGCCGCACCATCCTCGAGTCGGCCAAGGTCGAGCTCGAGCACCAACGGCTGACCGGCAGCACTGGCAGCGGATTCCTGGATTCGGCGCCGCTGGCCATCGACTCCCCCGAGACGAGCGCGGCCGCCCAGATCAAACAGACCGCGACTGGCACGGCAGAGACCGTCGGCAACCGCACCGTTCACAAGCTGCGCTGATTGCAACCCATGATCCACCTCCACAACACCGCCCCCGCAGCCTGCCGCACCTGCGGGCACTTCGAGCGGCGCGAGATCCATGTCGAGCAGAGCGTCGAGCACGATGACGGGTGCCTCAAGCACAAGCCCATGCACGAGCCATGCGCGTGGCACACGGACGGGGCGTTGATGCGGGTCGATGGAAACAGGACGGTGCGGGCATGAAGCGCCCCGCCACGCTCCCCCGCTGGCTGCAAGCCGGCATCGCGCGTGCCGAGAAAGAGCGCCGCGCCAACGTCATCGCGCGCCCCATGCGCAACCTCATGGACATGCTGCGCCAGGGCGAGGTGTACGAGATCGACGGCCGGGCCGTCATGCGCATGCCCGAGATCGACGAGCAGTTCGCCACCCGCGCGGAGTGGTGCGAGATCGCGCCGGCGATCGAAGGCTGGCGCGACTGCTGGCAGCGGCTCGCGCCGGACATCAGCACGTACTACCTCGGCGTGCTCGCCGGCCGGCTGCGCGAGGACAAGCCCATTACGCCGCGGCTGGTCGAGCAGGCGCGCGCGGAGTTCGACGCGACGGTGGCGCGGATTGTGGAGATCCCGGACGGACAGATCAGCAGCGCGATTCGCACGACTGAAATCGCTTGGGAGATGGAGAAATTGCAGAGCGAGGGGGCCGCATGAAGCGCCAGCCCTTCCCAGTCGGATCCCTCGTCGTCAACACCGGCCGCCTTCGCGGCCAGGGCTACATCTGGCGCGTCGAGGGATACGTAACCTACCAGAGCGGGCAAGACCGGCGCACCCGAATCACCGCGATGGTCTGCCGCAACATCGGCCCGCTGCACGGAAAGCCGGAGCCGCACGACTATCACATCGGCGGGCGCTTCCTTTACCGCCCGGAAGACAAAGAGCTGCTCGGCAATGTCAAGCCGGCCTGCCAATTGAACCTGATATGACCACCTACACCCTACACATCACCGCCGAGCAAGCGCACACGCTCAGCCGCGCCTGCGAGCTGCTGGCCCGGCTCGGGATCGGCCAGATCACCGAAGGACTGCGTGAGATTCCGCAGGTCGAGGACATCGACTGGAGCGACTTCCACGACGATTGCCAGGCCGTGTGCAAGCTCATGAGCAAGTACATGCCGCGCAGGATCGACGGCTGGACATCGAACCTCGGCATCCACCACGCTGACGAGGGTGCGCGGCGCGCGTGGGATCTGCACCAGGTGCTGCGCCACCGCCTGGCGTGGGATCTGGCCATCAAAGAAGGCTGGACGGACGGCACGACGCGCGACTGGAAACAGATGATGGGCGTGCACTTCGACGATCCGACGCGCGTCTACCCGGAGCCGCTGGCGAGAATTGAGAGGGACGAAGCATGACCAAGATAGAAATCATTATCACCACCACCGGAACGCACGTCGAGCGCAGGCAAAGCGCGGTTTTCATCGATGGTAGCGGAAGCGTCGAGCACTATATCGAAGCGATCCGCGCCGCGATGGTGGCGTCGAGTTATGAGCCGGAAACGGCTGCGCGGGTCCGTTATTGCGAGGCCGACGAATGACGCGCGAAGAAAAGCTAGACCGCCTGCGCGAGTGGGAGGCGCATCTACGCGACTTCACGGCTGCATGGGACGCGCTGCACGCACTGACCGGAACCACAACAAACAGCCCGCTCGGCGACGCGACGTGGTGTGTATTCGAAGTCTATACGCGTGCCATCGGGCGAGAGATCGGCGATTTCGAAGACTGGATGTCCTGGCATTGGCTTGAAAACGATCTCGGCGCGAAAGGGAGAGAGGCCGGCAATCGGCGCGAAACGAGGTCCATCAAGTCGCTGGATGACTTGCTTTGGGCCATCGAACTAGAGGACAGCGAGCCATGACCATCACCGCCCCCATCACCGGCACCCTGCAGCATGCCGTCGTGAGCGGCGTCGTGCACGAGGGCATCACCGTCAAGACCCGCGACGGCCGCCGGGCTCGGCTGGCGGTCATCGACGACGATGGCCACATCATCGAGTCCGGCCCGGCCGTCGAGCGCGAGGTGTGGCAAGTGGCTGTTCAGGTGTATCGCAATTTCTGGAAAGGCCAGGGGCATCTGCGGGTGCTGTCTGGCGCGCGAGGGGAAGGGAAATGACGCCTGCTGAAACGGTCGAATTCCTGCGGCAGTTCAACGAGTGGCGACGCGGCGGCGATGGCGTCGTATCCGCCAGTTGCTGGCGTGACGTCGATGACTTCGGCGCGGCCGCTGCACGGCTCTTGCGAATACACCGTCCGCCCGCCGTCCTGGCACTTGTAGACCTGCGCGTGCGCGGCAGCAGACAGCGCCAGCGCGATCAGCGGGAACAGGATTTTCATCGTGCTCGACTCCGATTGCATGTCGAGTCAGTTTCCCGCCCACACGTACGCCGAGTCAACGTCCGTTGTCCACGGGTAGTAGTTGCCGTCGAACACCAGGTCATCGTCGACGATGCGGAACACATCGACCGTGCCATTGCCGTCGACGCCCAGGTCGCGGCAGATGACGACGTGCCGATCGGTCATCGACATCGCGTCGTAGCCATAGCCGTTCGCCGGCAGTGTGTACGTCGTCACCGGGATTGGCGGGCCTCCAGTCTGCAGGGCCGCCCGGCTGAAAAGCTCGACCCGCGCGACGCCAGACGCCCATCCGGTCACCAGCGTTCCGACATATCGCCGAGAAATCGCCACATCCTGCACGATATCGTCGCCGTAGTTGAGGTTGCACAGCACTGCATCCGTTGCGTGATTGAGCACTTGGACCCATGAGTAGTCGTAGACGCCATACATCACTGCCCATCCGCCGCGCGCCTTGATGTACAGCGCCCCGAGGCGCCATGATGCAGTCCGCTTGAGTGCGCGTGTTTGCGAATCCAGTATGACGATCTGCTGCGTCGACGGGTTGAGCGCAACAATCTCCGCGCCATCTACCGACAGCGACATGTAGTTCGCCCCGAGGCCGATCGTCGAGCCATCGTTAGCGTCCAGGATTCGGGGGCTGCCGAATGCTGTTGTGCGCTCGGTCCATGTCTTGCCGCCGAGGAAAATCGCGCCGAAGTTCGTGATGGCATACCGTGGCGGCCCCTCGAAATTGTCGGCCAGGCGCTCGCCCCATAGGCTCGTCGCGCCGCTCGACGGCTCGAACAGCATCCATTCTGTGTTGTACGGCTGCGCGACGTCGAACGGGTTGCCGTTGCCGTCGAGCCGCGTGACGATGCGCGACCCCGTGCGCGAGATCACGATCCGGTCGCAGCGCTTTGGGCGCTCCAGGAAGCCGATCACGCGCGGGTGATCCCACGACTGCCCCTGCAGCTCGACGACCACCCGGTCGCCGACATCGAATACTGCTGCGTTGCACGTCATGTACTGCACCGGCACGGCAGCGAGCGACGGCGCGCGGTTGATGTCGAGCTGCTGCGCGCTGGACTTCGCCGGGTCCAGTTCGACATCGGCCTTGTCCGCGCCTTTGTCGACCGCCGTGAGCGTGCCGGCGCGATAGGTCGGCTTGAATTTCTGCCACCCTGGCAGGATCGCAGCATTGAAAAACGCTTGCGGGCCTGACTGAACATCGCGCGCCACGATCGCGCCATACGGCGTAGCCGGCTTAGGGGCACCGGGCGCGAGCACGATCGCTGTGCTGGCGTCGCCGTACTCTCCCGGAATCTCGATCGATGCGACATCACCGGGAGCCGCGTCGTCGGTCGCGTCGGCGCACCAGATGGCGCGCTGCTCATCGAGGACGAGTGCTTCCCATCGCAACTTGTCTTTTATCGCCTGCGACCGCTCGGTCTTGAGCTGGTCGAGCTGCAGCACGAGCAGCGCGTAGCGCGAGCGCACCTCGAGCAGCGCGCGCATCGCCGCGGTATGCGCATCCGCCTTGATCTTGAGCGCGCCCGCAGCAGCGCCGGCCTGCGCCGCTGCTGCATACTCACTGACGGCAGTCTCGACGGCCGCAAGGGCGGGCGCCTCCTCCTGCGCCTTGAATGCGTCAAGCGTGATTTGCCAGCCGGCAATCTGCGCGGCGAGCGCAGCGATGCGCGTCGTCAGCGCCGCGACCTGTGCGTCGCGCTGCGCGGTACCGAAGTCGAGCCGCACGGTGTACAGCCCATCATCCCCGCCGGACAGGATCGTCGCCTTGCCCATCAGTCGCGCGATCCCACGTCGCAATACATGTCCGAGCCGTTGCAGTAGTAGTTGATGTAGTCGACCACCATCGGCTGCGCGCCGAGGTATGCGCGATGCCCTGGACGCAGCAGCCAGTCGATAGAGCACCGGGCCCGCACGCTCGCGCCAGTGACCGACGTCGAGCGCACGCCGACGAGCTGCCGGTCATAGACTGCCGGCGGATCTTCGGCAGCCGTCAAGGCCGCGCTGTAACCGCTGATCGAGCACGTGTAGCGCAGCGGGCCGCGGTCGAACGACGCGGTACCGAGCGGAGAGCGGACCATCTCGTACTCGATCGCCTCGCCGCTCGGCATTGCCGCGCGCCGGCGGACGATAAACTCGGTCGCGGCATTGATCGTGTTGACCCACGGTGCGCAGGCTGGGATGACGCACTGCGCGTAGCAGGCCACGTCGGTCTGCAGCGTGGCCTGCCAACTGCTGATGGGCACGCGGACCAGCCCGCCGGGCGTCACGAGGTCCATGACGTAATGCGTTGTCACGTCGCCGAGCAGGCCGGTGAAGTCGTGCACGGACAGCAACGCCGGACCCTGAAGCACCGATGGAAACACGGCCCATGATTTCGTGGGCGGATCTCCGCCAATGATGGCCGGCGGCTGCAACACAGATGGCACGCTGACGAGAGCGGCCGGCGTGAGCTGCCCGCCGCGGATCGCCGGCGCCTGCAGCACGGACGGCAGCGACAATCGCGCCTGCGGCATGCCCTCGACCCATGACAGGCCGGCGGCCGTGCCGGCCGGCGGCGTGTACGACTGCGCGTTTTGCCAGGTGAGGCCGGCAGCCGTGCCTGTCGGCGGTGTGTAGCTCATGCCGGCGAGGCCGGAACCACTCGGCCCAGGATCAGGTCGTTGTACTGCGTTCCGGCGTCGTCATCGAGTGCGACGACCTGCGTCGGGATCACCGACAGGCAGCGAAACCGATAATCCCCGCTGCCGTCCGTCGTTGTGCTTGCCAGCAGGTTTCCGCCGGCGCGCTCGTACAGGCGCACGGTGCGACCAACGGCGGGTGAGCCCGCATCGTCGAGCACTGCGTCGGTGCCGCTGGTCACTTCTCGGATGTACGAGTTCGACGACCACGCGCAGGCGTAACCGAGCGCCGGCAGCGTGGCGCCGGTGATCGTCAGCTTTGACCAGTCCGATACTTGATAGACGGTAGCGAACGGCGTTGTCTCGTGCGCCACCGCCAGGCGAGCTCCATCTGGCGAAAACTCGCAATCGTGGCCGACACCCGCCGGATTGCCGCCGGTGATCGTAAGCTTCGACCAGTCCGACACCTGATACACCGTCAAGTAGGGCGATCCGGAGTGCACACAGGCCAGCTTCGTCCCGTCCGACGAGAAATGCACGCCTTCTGGCGCCCCTGCCGGCGCTCCGCCGGTGATCGTGAGCTTCGACCAGTTCGAGACTTGGTAGACGGTAAGGGATGGCGATGTCGAGTGCCCGAGAGCCAGCTTTGCCCCATCCGGCGACCAAGCGCAGCACTGCCCGGCGCCGGCCGGCAGGTCCGTAATCGTGACGCTTGCCCAGCTCGACGTGTTGTAGACGGTCAGGAATGGCGACGTGCTGTGCGCGACAGCCAGGCGCGATCCGTCCGCACTGAATGCGACTTTGCGCGCCGTTCCCGGCGGCGATGTCATGCTGAAGTTTTTCGTCCACGTGCTTGTATTGTAGACGGTCAGGTAGGGGCTTGATGGATGCCCGACAGCCAGCAGCGAACCGTCTGGGGACCATGCGGGCTTTCCGATCCCCGCCGCCGGGATGTCCCCGCCGGTCAGAGTGATCGCGCTCCAGTTGCTGGTGTTGTACACCCGTAGCCGCGGCGATCGCTCGCAGATCATCGCGCACTTCGACCCATCCGGGCTGAATGCGATGCCATAGACGGCGTCGCCGTTTGGTACGCCCCCTGGCAGATACGCCACATCGACGCAGCGCGTGAGCGACGCCGCGCCGTAGGCGGCGAGCGACAGGACTGGGTAGCTCGAGGCGTTGAGCCCCGACGTTCCGACCAGCAGCGATCCCTCGGCCATCGCTTACCCCATCACCGCGCTGACGACCTCGACCGGCGCGCCGGAAACGATCGTCAGCGTGTTGAGTACGATTTTCCCGGCGACCGCCACCGCGCCTTGCTGCGCCGGCAGCGCGCAATGCACCGCGCCGGTGCTGTCGCAGATCTGCCCATAGGCTGCGGTCCCGCCGGCATCCGCGCTCGCATCCTGCCCGGCAATGGAAAACGTGAGCTGCCCGGTTGTGCCGTTGACCGTTCCGCACGGATCGGAAAGCGGAACCTGCGCCAACAGCACGTCGGCTGCATCGCGAACACGGATGAATCCCGCGCCCGAACCTGAGTCGATCAGGTCACGAAATGTCGTGTGCGCCGCGATCAATGCGGCGGCGCTGAAGGTGGCAACAGTGGGAGCGGGCATGCTATGTCCTCATGCAAGTTTTTCTCGGACCAGCAACGTGAGCGACGACTCGTCCGCTCCTGGCCGGTATGTTTCAAGAGCGGCCAGGTAGCAGCCGGCAGGCATAGACAGGCGGATCTGCGCGTACAGCTCGACCAGGCGCGCGATAGATGCCTCGTGCTCAGCGCTGCGCGGGACCCACCTCAATTCGATCGAGCGGTCGGCTTCGCTGAATCCGAAATCATTGAAAACCGCTCCGCCGTCGAGCGTGGCGACGCGGTTCATGCGCCGCCTGGATTCGCCGGTATTGCTGGTGGGCAGCGCATCGATCTCAACCACGCCGAGCGGATCGAATGTAAGGGCGGTCAGCGTCGCGCGCATGCGTCAGACCCCCAGCAACATCTTGAGGCCGTCATTGTTCACGCGGACCTGGATCGAGCGCAGGATTTCCCACATGAACGCCTCGAGATGCGGCTGCAGCCCGGCGCCGTCGATTTTGATCATGCCTTCGCCTTTCATCATCGCGTCGGTCTGCGCCTTCATCATGCTGATCTGCGCCTTCGTGAGCTCTTCCTGCAGTTTGAACGCGGCATCCCGCCGGGTGCTTTCCTTTTCGATTTCGCGCGTCAGCGTGCGCCATTCCTGTAGCCCGAGATTGTCCTTTCCAAGCAGCCCGAGCATGCTGGTGAGCGTCTCGCCGGTATTGGCGATCGACATATTCACGCTCTCGAACGCCGCCGACATGCGTTTCGTGTCGGCCTCGATCTGCGCGGTGGTGATCTGCGTCGATGCTTCGATCAGCTTCAGTTTTTCCGCGTGCTGCATCTTCGCCACTTCTTCATTCCAGCGGCGCGTCGCCTCTTCGGCCTTCTTCATCTCCTCGGCGGTTTTCGATGCCGCAGCCCCCACCGTGCCGAAGCCCTGCGCCTGGCGGTCGATGTTCTGAATCCGCTCTTGATCGGCTTTGCTCAATTCGTCAAAGGCGCCCTGGAACCCGACGACTGCGCCAGTCGCTTTGTCAATCAGCAGCTTTGACGCAGTGATGCTGTTTCCGAATTTGTCGATTCCTGCACCGGCTTTCTCGACCACGCCCCCGCTGGCGAGCATCGCGGCGTTCCATCCGTCAAGCGCTTCGCGGCTTTCGATCGTACGTCGCACAACGGTTCCGAAGGCATTGACATATTCGGTAATGGGTCCCGTTGTGATCTTGCTGACTGCACCAGCCACGCCGTCGAGCCCGTCGGCCAGCGGTTTCGCGGCGCGCGCAGCGTTCGTCCATGCGCCGGTAGCGTCATTCCACACCAGCCGGCCGGACTCGACCCCTTGATTGAGTTGGTCGAGCGAGATGCGCACGCCGTCAACCGTGATGCCGATTCCTTCAATCCTTTCGGCGCCATTCACCAGATCGTATGCCCATGCGCCGAGTGTCGTTTGTGAGCCCGTCAGGCTGCTTGCCAGCTTGTTGAGCGGGTCGTTAAGCGCGGTGCCAATTGCGTAGCCGGCCGCCCCCGCCGCACCCACGAGGCCGGCGGAGCCCAGCGCGGCAATCAGACCAGGCGCAGCGGCTGCGGCTGCGCGCATGGCGCCGACGAGGCCGGCGCCCTCTTTGACGATCAGGATGCCAAGCAGCGCATTGAGCGCGGGCAGCGCAATGTCGATCTGCGAAGCGATGCCGCCGATCGTGCCGGCGAACTTGAATATTTCGGGGTTTGCTTCGGCTGCGCCCTGCCCCACGCGCACCAGCAGATCAAACACCGGCTTCATCGACTCGATGACGCCAGCCGTGTATTTCGACAGTCCCAGAAATGCCGCGCCGACACCCTCGATGGCTTTCGCCAGGCCGGCGGCGCTGGTGAGGTCCAGCCCGCCGAACAGCAGCCTAACGGCATCGATTACCGCCTGGATGCCGTTGCGGAACCCGGACAGGTCAGCCGACTCCAGCGCCGCCGGCAGGTTCTTCGCCACGCGCGCCATCGTCGCCTCGATGTCGCCGAAAATGCCTTCGATGTACGCCACAAGATCTTTCAGCGCCCCGCCTTTAACGCTCGCGCCCAGGGCATTGAAGATGCTGGCGATCGCATTGGCGATGCCACCAAACTCGTCCATCAGCGGCGATCCGATCTCGACCAGCAGCACCTTGAACGCATTGGCTGCTTTCGCGCCGGCCTGCTCGATGCTGCCGGCCATCTTGCCGAATGCGATGTCGACCGAGCCGGCGGCGTTGCCCATCGAAACCAGCGATTCCTTGAATGTGCTGGCCTGCGCGCCGGTCAGCGTCATCACCGCGCTGAGGCCCTGCACATCGCCGAACAGCTTGGCCATCTTGTCGGCGCTGCCGCCTGTCGCCGTCTGAACGTCGGTCAGTACGCCCGCGAATCCTTTCGACTTCAGCGCATTCGCGTCGAACTGGATTCCCAGCTCGGCGGCGAGCTTGGTCGCTTGCTCGCTGGGCTTGATGATGTTGCTGATGGCGGAGCGCAGCGCGTCGATCGCCGTGCTGGGCTGGATGCCGGCCGCCGTCAGCGTCGCCACTGCCGCGCCGATCTCCTGCAGACTCACCCCTGCCGTTGCGGCAATCGGCGTGATGTTCGCCAGGTACTGCGACAGATCGCCCATTTCGATCTTGCCGTCGGCAATGATCTTGAAGAACAGATCAGACACCGCGCCGGCCTTGTCCGTCGCCATCCCGTAGGCGTTGAGCGTGCTCACCAGCACCTCGGTGGTGCCTTTCAGGTCCGCGCGCGTGGCGACCGCCAGGCGCTCGGCCGTGCCGATCAGCTCGAGCGACTTTCCGTAGGCAACGCCGGAGCCCACCGCGGCGCTGATCGAGTTGGTGATGTCTTCGAGCGAGGCGGTCGAGGTGCTGGCATATCGCAGGATGGCATCCCGAAATCCGGCGATCTCCGCATCGCTGGCGTCGAACAGGGTCGAGATCTGACGAAAAGCTGCATCGAAGTCGCCGGCCGTTTTCACCGCGAACGTGACCACTGCGGCACCGGCGGCCAGGATCCCGGCCTCGAACTTCACCGCGGCGGACGTGAATTCGCGCATCGGCCCGGTGACGTCGCCCACCGATCCTGACACGCTCCGCATGTTGGTCAGCACCGCCTGCGTCGCGGCGGCGGTCTGGTCGACGCCCCTGAAGATCAGTTCCACTACGCGCTGTGCATCGGCCATCGTCGGTCACTTTTGCCGCTGGTTGCGGTCCTTGTAGTAAAGCCCCCACAGGGCGGTTTCGGTGTCGGTGAGGTAGCCTTCGGGGAACACATCCGGCCGCGCCTCGAACAGAAACCGCCCGCGCTCTGCGCAGAGAAAGAGCGCCGCCCTTACTCCGGGCTCTTGCCAGAGCGCTTCGGCTTTCCCATCTCCGCACCCTGCCCGGTCAGGGTGAGGATGTGGTTCGTCAGGTTGAAGAACACCGTCGGGAAGGCCTCGGCCAGGCGCACCGCGACGTCGCGGTTATCGCTACCCAGGGCCGGCGCAACCGATCCGGCGGCCAACATCTCGATACGCCGGCTGATGTCGGCCGGCACGTCCTCATCCGAGATGCCCATGGCTGAGCGGATGGCGCCGGCCTTGTCGCCGTCTCCGGCCAGCGCGGCCACCATGGCCTTGACGTTTTCCAGCCCGCGGTCGGCCGCCTGGTTGGCGCGCCCCAGCTCGGCCGCCGTGAGTCCGCGAACGACCCACACGGCCGGTTGGCCCTCGCCGAACCACTGCGCCAGCTCGGGAACCTCGATGGTTTCCTCGCGCGGGCGCAGGGCGGCGTTCAGGAATTTCTGCAGGTCCATGCCGATCAGGACTTGACGTCGAGCGAGGCGACCGACGGCGTAACGGTGCAGGCTGCCGAGAAGCTTCCACCACCGGCCGGGAAGGTGCGGCTGATGCCGAGCAGGCCTTGCGTCAACTGCTTGGGCACGCTCTTGTCACGGTCGGGGCGGAACTCGATCCAGACGTTCTTGCCCTTCTGCGCGAGGAAGGAGTCGGTGATGCCGTCCTTGAGGATGGCGGAAAAGCTCGCCTGCCCCAGCGAAGACGAAGCCGAGCCGACCGGGCCATCGTAGGTGTCGGTGGAGTTGATCGAATACGTGGCCTCGGCCGGCACCCAGTCGCTGGTCTGCGGTATCGGGGCAAACAGCGGCGTGCTGCCCTTGATGTAGACCTTTTTCGGCACGTTGCCGGTGTGGATCAGCGGCAGCGCATCGGCAAACCGCACCTTGCCGGTGGCGTAATCGAGCGAATACACCGGGTAGTCGGCGCGCTCAACGTGCAGGCCGGGCACGGTGTAGATCTGTGCGGCGGAGACCGGGCCGGCGGTGCTGGTGGTGACGCGAACCTGGCCGATTTCGACGCTTCCCACGGGGATCAGCGGCGGGCCGCCAGCGGCGCCGCGCGTTTCGGAGAAGGCGGTCGTCGAGCCATCGGTACCGGGCACAACAGTGACGGCGCCGGCTGCGTCGATGGTGACAGAGCACACCTTGGCGACATTGGTCGCCGGACGGGTGATGGTGGCGGTGGTGCCGGCCACGGCGACTACGCCGTTAGCATCGGCGCCCGTGGTCGCGGCAGCACTGACGGTGAGCGCGGCGACGTTCACCACGTTGTTGGTCAAGCTCGAGGTGATGGCGCCGCCGGTCAGCAGGCCATAGGGCGCGACGACAGGCTCGGACCCGGCCGCGTTGGAAATCGGCGCGAACGAAGCGGCGAAGATGATGTGGTCGCCCGCATCGGCGGCGGCCTCGAACGGATAGGCTGTTTGCCCGGCCTCGTAGCGGATGATGGGTTGGCCCATGGTCGAGAGTCCTTGTCAGGTTTCGTTAATGAGATTGGGATTGCCGCGCACGTGCTGCCACCGCACGCGGATTTGCAGCTCGGCAAAAACGAACTTGCCGATTTCGGTTTGTATGCCCTGCCCTGCCAGGTCGAACCCTTCGGCCAGTTCGCCGAACGTCTCGTCCACATGCAGCGCCGTCAGCAGCGCGGCGAGCATGTCATGTGCCTGCGCGCGCAGCGCGGCCCGCGCGGCGGTGCTGGTCATCGCCGATGTGTCGATAGCGGCCTGCGCCGTGCCGATGCCGATCGGCGTTACCCAGCCGGACGCCCCGTAGCGCGGCAGCGCCTCATCTTGGCCGTCCTGGACGATGGTCACCGGCAGGTCGCGCTCGTCCTCGGGCGCCGGGATGGCGTACTCGCCGCCGACGGCCGCCGTGACTGCAGCGAGGAGTTTTTCGCGGACGGGGGCGGTCATTCCGTCGGCTCCGGCGGGGATTTCTTCGCGAGCAAGTAGCGCATGGCGTCAAGCAGTTGCGCCTGGTATTCGGCAGACGCGGCCGGCATCACGTCGTCGCGCACGCTGTTGAAGACCTGCGACAGCGACGGCGAATTGAGCACGTGGATTTCCCCGTCCTTTTTACGGCGGACGATCGCCAGGGCGTGGCTGCCCTTGAGCACCATGTAGAAAGGCTTGCTCTCGTCGCCACGGCCGACTTTCACCGCGGCGCCCGTCGGCTTGACCTTGACGTAGTGCCCGCCATACGGCGCCGGCGGGGGCTTGATCCAGCTCACCCCTTCCGCGGCGATACCCGGCTCGGTCGCATACCGTGACAGCAGGATGCCGCGGGACGGTGTGGTGATCGCGCCGGACAGCGCAGCGCGCGTCGCGCGGCGGATGGTCAGGCGCTCGTTCACATACGATGCCGTCAGCCGCACTTGGTCGCGAATCGCCCGGCTCGCCAGCGTGCGGATCTTCGGCGCGGACTTGTTGATCGCCACACGAATTGCATCGGCGGTGTTGCCGCCCACGAACTCGAACAGGCTGATCGCGTCGGCGATTGCCGCGCGGTCGGGCTCGATGGTGAATTCGGTGCTCATGCGGCCAGCACCCGGTGCTCGAATTCGTCAGAGGCGATGAGGCTGTCGACCGTGAAGGTGCGGCCCGCGTATTCTCCGCTCACGACGTCGAGCACGTCACCGCGGCGCGGCGCGTCGGCCACTTCGGCCTTGCGTAGCGCAATCACGACCGTCTTTGCTGCCACGGATGCCACCTGCCCATACTGGCTCACGTTGTGGCTGATGGTCGCCGAGCACTGAATTGCCGCCGAGTCGCGCGCAGTGAAGACCGCATCGTCACCGAAGTGGCTGAAAATGCGTTCAACCGCAACGGCGAACCCGGCAGCAAAGAGGCTCATCGCTTATCAGGCGCCGGAAGCCGTCACGGAGCCGAGCTTGATCTTGACGGTCGCGCTCGGGTTGTTAGCAGCGGCCACGGCCACGCCTACGTTGACCTGGCTGGTCGCGGTGGTATTCACGGCCTTCGAGCCCGGCACCCAGAACACGCGATCACCGACGGCAATCGCCAGCGCGCTGGTCTTGGCGATGTCGACCACGCCTTCGACGATAAACTCGCCAGCCGTGCCAGATGCCACGGCAGCGGTAGCCACGCCGAAGAGGCCGGCACCGAACAGGTAGCCTTCGCCCGCGGCGACGTTGGCCCCAGGTGTCAGGGTGAGGGTTTTGCCCTCCTGCACAAAGTTGCGCATCTCGTTTGCTCCTATGCGGCCGGGCCGTCATGGCCCGGCATTGAGGGGATGAGTGTTAAGCGCCAGCGTTGGTCACGGCGCCGCGGTAATCGATGGCCGCCACGCCGTAATCCAGGCGCACCTTGTAGCGAGTGCCATCGACCGTGAAGCCTTCCTGCTGCTCGACGAACGGCTCCTGATTGCCGTCGAGGAACGCCACTTCGATGACCGGCGCCTCGTTGGCATCGGCAAACAGGTAGCGACGGGTGCCCGACAGGCGCGGGGTATCGATGATGTCGCGGAAAAGGCCATTCACCACGTTGGGCTTCTGCAGCTTGTTCGCAGTGTCGGGGTCGTACTGCGCCTCGTTGATCGAGCGCGCGGTTCCGCCCAGCGCCAGCGGAACGACGAGCGCCGCAGGACGCAGGTCGAGGAAATCGTTCCCACCGACATCGGTCTGCGAGGCCATCGCAACGCGGTCCAGATCGATTGCGGCCATCGTGATGGCGGCGCCGGTGGTCACGTTGCCGTGCGAGGCATGGAACAGCGTGAGGCCATCGCCCATGGTCGGGCCAAGGCCGCTGTTCAAGGCGAGCAGCGCATACACGTCGGCTTCCACGGTGCGCTTTGCGGCACGGCCCAGCGCGGCGGCCAGGCCGATGAAGGCGCCCAGGTCGTCGTTGATGATCGCCTGTCGAGACAGGTTGATGATGTTGCCCTTGGTCGAGGCCGTGACGCTGCCCTTCTCGCCATCCGGAATGGCCTTGTTGCGGAACTCGCCCAGCTCATTGACCGTTTCCAGGTTGCCCAGCGAGCCGACGCGATAGCGGCCATGCGCGCGGAAGTCGGACACGCTGCCGGCCTTGCAAAAGCGGTTCCAGGTGTCCGGCGCGGCGGCATAGGCCATCTGCAGCGCCTTGTGCATGGCGTTCTCGAGCAGAACCGTGAAGTCGCCCGTGCCTTGCGTGAAGGAGGCGGCCACCACCTGCATCTGGTCCATGTGGCCATGCTTGACGCCTGCGCGATCGAGCGAGGCACGCGCGAGGTCGAGCAGCTTGGCGCCGCGATGCTGCGAGGCCTGCGCGGCGGCACGCATTGCCGAATCGGCCACGCCGGCACGCGACAGCAGCGAGGCGACGATGCCGGCGCGCTGCTTGTCCATCTCGTCTTCGACAGTCTCGACGTGCGTTGCGCCCACCGGCTGCACGCCGCGGGCCATGGCGGCCAGGATGCGGTCAGCGGCATCTTGCGGCGTGCACTCGGCGTCGTCTTCGCACTGCTGCTGGATCTGGGCCAGAGCAGCAACATCGGCGCCGGCCACCTTTGCAGCAGTGGCGAACTGCGCACGGATACCTGCGCGGCGGGACTTGTCGGCGGCGAGGATTTCGGCAGCGGTCGGCTGCTTGGCTTCGAGGGCGGCGGTTTGCTGTGCAGCCGCCGGCGGATCGACTTTTACAGTCATGGTGCTTGGCTCCTTGTGAGCTTGAGAAGCCGCAACAGCGGCGGTTTGCAATGCAGGATGCCGCCCGGCTGCCGACGGGTAGCGGGAAAGCGCGGCCTTGGGGATGGCAGCCGATGCGGCAATTGGAATCGCGTCGGTGATCGCGTCGACAAACCCTGCGTCGAGCGCTTCCTGCGCGGTGTACCAGTGGTCTTTTCCGTCTGTGAGCAGCGCGAGGATCTCGGCCTGATCAAGGCCGGTCTTGGCCACATAACTGCTGCTCATGGCAAGTGCATATTTGTCGAGCGTGTCGGCCATGTCGCGCATATCCGCGCTGTTTCCGCTGGCGTAGCCCCATGGGGCATGCACCATCAGCAGCGCGTTGTCGGCCATCTCGACGGTGTCGCCGGCCATGGCGATCAGGCTGGCGATGCTGTACGCCGCGGCCTCGATGCTGACGGTGATCTTCGCGCCGTGGCGCTTGATGGCGTTGTAGATGGCGATGCCATCGGTGACGCTGCCGCCGTAGCTGTTGATACGCACGGTGATCTGCTCGGCATCGATGGCGGAGAAATCCTTGACGAAGGACTTCGCGGTAATGGTTTCGTCCCACCAGGATTCACCGATGTCACCGAAGATGAAAACCTCGGCGCTCTTCGGCGCATCATCGGCAGCCGCCTGAACGGGCCGGATGGAATACCAGGGTTGCGGCATGGGATCGCCTGCATGGAGATTGACGCTTGCAGGCTATCCGCGCGTGTGTCGCACCGTTACCGCATGGTGCGACAGTTTTTATCGGTCACCCGCAAAACGCCACCGGCTCGGGAATTATGCAGAACGCCGTCATCTTCCGGCGGCCCAATACGGTCGTCACCGTATGCGTAACGCTCCCCGATGTGCCGACGATGAATGCCGACACGCCGGTCGCATCCTGCGCAGGCGAGTCGATCGTCACGCCTCCGGTAGCGGCCCAGGTCGTGGTCTGGATGGCGTCGCCGTCTGACAGCAGATCCGTCAGGTCCAGCCGATAGTCGAGGACATCGCCCGCGGCCTGCTGGATCGCTAGCGTGCCGTCGGCGCGCAAAAAGAAAGCCGAGCGCGTGGTCATGCGCGAATCCTCAAAATGCGGTTATGGCTGCGCACGCGCCAGACGCGAGCAGCGGGCGTCACCAGCGCGGCACCGGACAGCGTGCCGAGTGCGGACGCACCAGCGAGCGCGGCGCCGTCGAGATTGATCTGTGCCGTCAGCGTGCCAGAGGCCAGCGCCGCGGCCAGCGAATGCCCCTCGAGCGCGAGCTGCAGCGTGAGGTCCCCCGTAGCCGACGACACCGACGCCGCAGCGCCTGAAAGCAAGATGGGCACGCCGAGCGAGCCCGATGCGGATGCAGTAGCGGTCGCTTCGCCGACGAGGCGGATCTGCGTCCCTATCAGGCCCGATGCCGCCGCACTGGCCGATGCATCGCCAGCCAGGCCCGACGGCGCCGTGGTCAGTGCGCCAGCCGCCACAGCGGAGGCCACGGCGGACCCGTTGAGTCGGACCTGCACCGTCAGCAACCCTACTGCGGCTGCGAGCGCCTGGGCGCTGCCGGACAACTGGATGCCGGTCGTGAGTGTTCCGCCTGCGGTCGACGCGCCAGATGCAGCGCCGGCCAGTGCCGCCGCACCGCCGACAAGAGCCGCTGCGGCCGTCGCCTGGGCCAGTGCGGCGCCGGAGAGCGTGATCTGCGTTGTCAGCATGCCGTTGCCGACCGCGACAGCGGCGGCGCTGCCGGCCAGGGTGATGGACGTAGTCAGGGCGGCGGATGCGACGGAGATCGACGCGGATGCGCCCGACAGCGGGATCGCGGTTGTGATGGCGGCTGATCCGGAGGCGGCGGCTGTGCCAGATCCGGCGAGGGCTTGCGCCGCTGCCGCCGTCGTGCTCCACCCCAACTGCGACACGACCGCAGACACAGTAGCGCCGTCGTCGTAGCAGGCATACGCATCGTAGGCTGTGCTCGCAGACAGTCCGCTGGCATCGGGCGTGAACTGGTACGTCGATCCACTGCCGGGGTCAGCATCCGAGTCCGTATAGACGGGCGTGCCGGACCATCCGCTGCCGAGCGTGTAAGTCGGAGTCGCTGATCCAGCGGGGTAGATGGCGAGGCGGAATGTGATGGCCATTTCGCTACCTCGTCAGGTCCAGAGTGGCGCGAGCAGTGCTCGACGTGAAATTGTTCATCAGCAGTCTGGTGAGCGTGATTGCACCAGATGGGAGGCTGTAGAAGTGAACGGGGTCAGCACGGAAGATTTGCCAGGGCGCTATAAACAGCTCCTGCACCATTGCATCGCTGACCCACCCCAAAAACTGAGCGGCCAAATACGTTTCGATCTGCTCTTTGACAGACTGAAATCCTGATGAGCCATGGGACAGCAGCGTAGCTCCAGCCCCGGACGAATGTGCCCTTGTTACTGTTGCCGGAGTAAAGCCTGAGACGTCGAGCTGGTGTTGCGTACCGGACTTACGAGCAAAAACACCCTGGGGCTTTCCCAGGACTGCGGAATCAACCGTTGCGACAAAACCGCCAATTGACCACGAGGCATTGTTCTTGCCTATCCAATACTCTACGCCGGCGCCATTCGATGCGGTATACAGCACCGTCAGCCCAGTAAGCTGCTTCGGCTCGCAGAAAAGGAATGTGCTGCATACATCCGGCATGGATTTAGTCGTCGTTACTGCTGGTGCGCCTGTCGCTGCGCAATAAATGCCTGAACCGCCTGCGTATTGCGCAGCGCCAGAGACATTAAACCCGCCGCCCATATAATCGAGCTGAGGGGATAGCGGGTTAAACGCCCACGCCACGCACCCGATAAACTCCGGCGCAAGCGTCACCCGCCCCTGTGGCTGGATCAGATGCTTGCGCGGTATGTGGATATAAGCCACGGCTTACCCCAGCGTCTCTGTGCGATACGCGCCGGTGTTCCCGGATGCGGCGAGCGCAACGCCACAATCGTTCTTGACAACGATCTCGACCTTCGGCGGCAGGCCCCCTCCGAACGCAGACGCAATCTCCCATGCCGCAGAGGTATGCGCCGACGTGTCGGTCAGGCTGATAGTGCCAATGCGGCGCAGGTTCAATTCGTTTGCCGTCGCCCCACTGTCGCTGTAATTCGTGCCGTCCAGACTGCTGCGCGCGTAGATATAAACTGCCTTGTTTGCCGATGGTGTCGATCCGGCTTGTGCCGTGACATGGACCCAGCACAAATGCGGAGGGGTAGCACCAAAGTCGATCACGCCCAGGCTTGCGAAACCACCACTTGCAAGTGAGTTTGCATTTCCGCTCAGTGCGGTATGCGTGCCATACGAATTAGCCATTGTTCAGAGCCTCCGAGACTGCGCTGATTTGAATAGGATCAGGCTCAAGGCCAAGCTGCAGCAGCGCGTTGATGCCCTCTGCGATGCTCGGGACCGCTTGTGCATACGCGGTCATCTGCTGGCGTGAGGCCGGCATACCGATATCGAACGCACCACGCTCAATCAATTTGAGCAACCACTTGATGTTCGGGTCACTCGCCCCCATCGCCTCCAGCGAGTCGAGGAAAGCGCCGCCATTCAGGGCCATCACAGCCAGGATGGTGCCGATGCCGATCGGAGTGGACTTGAGCCGAGTACGTCCGACGCTGAGCACCTGTGCGATTGCTACGTCATTGCGAATAGCAAGCAGCGGGTCGAGCTGGGCAATCTCAGCTTCAGTGAGCGACCGTCCGACGACGGATTCGAGCGCGGATTGTTGTGCAGGGGTCATGTCAGAACCTGTTCAGCGCGTTGGACACATCATTGACGGTCAGCGGGCCTTCCCAAATCAACGAACCCGGCGCGGCAGTAGTTCCCGTGCCGGTCGTAAACAGGGTTTCCGCTTTGCTCGCAACGCGCTTGCATGCCGCGACCAGCGCGGCTTTGAGCATGTTCTGCGTGCCCGTCAGGTCGTTAATTGTCGTGACCACGTTCGGGTCACGACAATCCCTATTCCTCGACATGACAACAAACAGCGTGTCCCGCTTGCCCACAGTCAGCGCGTCCATTTGGGTTGCGCCCTGCATCATTGCCGTGTCCCATTCATTCGGCGTCACCGAGGTTTTCCAGACTATGAAAGCGGTCGGCAGGTTGTAGATCCGCGCGACTTCGGTGTCATTGCGCGCTGCGAGCGCGGCGGCGACGGCCGGGTCAGCGTCGGCACGGAGCGCAGCCACGAGCGTCTGCGCTTGAGCGTCGGTGAGTTGTGCTGCAGCAACCGGGCCGGCGAACAGCGCGGCGAAGGTGAGGATGGCGGTAATAAGTTTTTTCATTTTGCGGTCCTTTCTTTGCAGTAATCCCCGAGCGTCGCCGGGGAATAGAGTTGCGGGTTCGGAATGTCCATCGCAGCGGCGCACCACTCCGAGCAAAACCAGCCCGGAGAATTGCCAGCGCGATTGAAGAATTGGCGCTTGAGCAGATCCATCCAGCCGTACAGCTCGTCCTGCGTCTGCGCGTAAAACTGTTTGACGTGCGCCTCGCTTGCCCACGGCAGCTCGACAAAATCCCATCGCTCCGCGCGCCAGTCGATGCGCTTGGCGCGCACCCCACCATCACGCAGGCTCGACGTGTAGCCGATGCCGTCGATGACTAACTCGCAGTGCGAGTACGGGCTGCGCGTCCACCAGCGGATCAGCGCGTTGCCGATCTGGCCTTTGCCTTTGTAGAGGGCGAGGCGCATGTCGGATCAGTTGTCGATCTGGAACGTCAGCGCGCCCGCCCCAAAGCTCGGGGCCGCGTCGCCGTTGTTGATCGTCTTCGGCGTGGTCAGCGCGGCATAGATGAGCATGTTGCCGGCAGTGGCGGCGTCGAAAATGGCCCAATGGGTGACAGACCCCCAGTTAGCAGTCGGCGCAGGGAAGGTCACCGCGCCGACGTTGCTGGTGGTGCCGTTGCCGCCGGCCGTGGCCGCCCAGTTGGCATCGCCCGGCGCAGTTGCTACGCGGGCGTAACTTCCGCCGGACACCTCGGTGCCGCCGCCAGCCTCGCCAGGCGCGGCAGTGAACAGGGCCACATGCAGCCCGGCCGGCTTGGTGAAGCTTCCGGTGCGGAAAATATGCTTGATGATTTCGTCTTCGGTGTAGTTCGTCAGGGCGCCCATGGCGGTCTCCTAGTTGTTCGCCGCTGCGCGGCAGGTGTCGTGCATGCGCCGGCAGGCGCCGGCAGCGTCTATGACGTCGAATGTCCAGATCACGCCGGCGACTTCATCGGCCGTCGTCAGTGCGGGTAGCGCCGGGCAGGCCATCAGGCACTCGCTCGGCAACTGCTGCGCCGGCATTGGCTGCGGCAACAGCGGCGTTGAGGTCGCGCAGGCGGTCAGCAGGCACAGCGCAATCAGGGCGGGGAGCAGTGCGCGTGGCATTCAACTGCCCTCGCAGCCTGGCTTCACGAGATGCAGATTCGGCCTGTGCATTTCGTAGCGCTTCGCCTGCCCGACGTGCGGCCTCAGCTTCAGCGTCGAGACGTGCAGCGCGAGCAGCGGACTCCGCAGCCGATGCGGCACGAGCGGCACAAGCGTCTGCGGCAGTCGATACGCCGTGGCGGTAGCCACCCCAGCCAGCCAGAGCGACAGCCAGGCAGCCGGCCAGTAGCAGATAGGGAGTCGGGACCACATTGCGCCTCCTAGCCGTCGATGAGGTTGGTTGCGATACGACGAGCCCAGCCGCGCCCAAAGCTGCTCCACGCACCGAGCCCGACCATGAACTTGAGCCGGTGCCCGTTGAAGCGCTTGGCGAGCTTGTGCGGATCGGCCAGGCGGACGGCAAGCAGCGTTTTCGGGCCGATGATCCCGTCGTCGGTGGCATGCGCCGCGCGCTGCAGCCAGCGGACGGCGGAACGCACACCAGAATTGACGGCTGCGTCGAACAGGTCGAAGCGCACGGCATCAGGCATCAGATCGGCCTGCACTGCGTCCCAGTAGTCGCGGCGGTAGATCGCACGCGCGGTGTCGAGCGACAGGTCGTGCATCGGCCCCAAGTAACTATGCTTGCGTGCAACGGCCTCGGTGATGCCGTACATCGTCTCTCCGCCCGGGTCAGCGCGGTGGTTGCTGTACCCGCCCTCGTGCTGGAGCAGGCGCTCGAACGCCACGTCGAAATTCACTGTGCGCCCCTTCGGTCAAACACGGCGATCAGTGCAACGGCAACGAGCAGCATTGCGCTGTAGGTGTCGGGCGCGGCACGCCCGGCGAGGATGCTGGCCGCGCAGGCCGCGGCAGCGCCGCCCATCACTGCCCACGCGCCGAAAAACGAAAAGTGCGTGCGCCGCGTCATGCGGTTGATGCGCAGGATGCTCTGCAGCGCAATGACGATCGCCGCGACGAGCTCGATCGTAATGACGATGCCGACGGTCATCATTTCGCGCCCCCGATCAGGCTCGTGATGCGCTTCATCGCAATCGACAGACCACCCCAGCCCAAGCCGAACGCGATGGGGTAGCGCAGCATCTCGTCCGGGACTTTGTTCACTTGCGGCAGGATGTCGCCCGCAAGCAGCGTGACCGGTGCAGCCATCCATGCGGCGAGCAGCGTGCCGGCGATGACTTGCAGCACACACCCCCACGGACCGGCCTCGTCCATGCCGCGCAAACTCCAGAGTGCGCCAACGAAAGCCGGGAAGATCAGGTCGGCCGGCAGCCCGGTGGCGACGCCGGCAATCAGGATTCCTGAGCCGACGATATGCGCGCCAGCGGCGGTAGTGGCGGGTTCGGTCATTGCGAACCCTCCGGCGTGCTGTCGTTTGGCATTTCGATCGCCGTCGAGAAGCGTAGGCCAAGCTCTGCGGCCTTGGTGCGGAAGTCGGCGATCTGCTCAAGCACGTCAGACGGATTCCCGCCGCGGCGACGGATGGCCTCCACTTCGGAGGCAAAGCCCGACTGCACGAGGATCTGCCACGCGGTCGCCTCTTTTACTGGGTCAATCCAGGGCATGGCCTGCACGGTATAGAGCGCGTCGTCCTCGGAGCCGGGCTTGAGGTCTGCGGGCATGGGCACCACGCCGGACAGGTGCGCGGCAACGACGAACTGCTCCCACGCCGGCTGGACGATCTCGCCGGTGAACTCGTCGCACAACACCGCGTAGTGAATCCACTGCTCGACGAGCTCCTGTCGCTGCGCCGAGTAGCTGCCGTTGTAGTCCTTGCTGATGCTGCTGTAGCTGCCGCCAAGACCGGCAGCGATCGCGCGCAATTGCCCCTGCCGGAACATGATGAGGTTCGGGTTCGGGCGCTTGCTGTCGATGAGGCCAATCTCTTCGCCAACCGCCAGGTCATCGATGATCATGCCGGGGGCGAAGCTGATCTGGCGCTCGCCGGTATTGGTGGCCGCTTCTGGGTCGTACAGGTCGGGAGTGCCGCGCTTCACGTAGGCGGTGAGCATGGCGGCGATCTTCGCGGCTACGCGCTCGGACTCTTCGTAGTCCTTGATGTCTTCCAGCCGCGTGATGACGGACGCGAACTCCGACACCCCACGAATCTGTCCAATGTGGTCGAGCGTGGCCAGGTGTAGCGCGCGATCCCACGGGATGCGCTTCGTGTCGTTTCCGCTGGGCAGGCTGATCGATGCCGCGCTCGTCTTGAGCACATGGATCGCCAGCGGCTTGCCCCACTGGTTGCGCTCGATGCCTTGTGTGATGTTGCGTGCCGAGTCGTTGTAATCCATCGGCACGAGGTCGGCTTCGAAGGCCTCGATGGAGAACGGCACGCGGGTGCCGTGATCGAGGTCTGGCCGCAGGCCGGTAATCATCTGCGCGAACACTTCTCCATCGCGCAGCCATGCGCGCGCCATCGCACGCTGCAGGCGCGACCACGGCAGCCGATGCGTCACTTCTGGCCGACGACACCAGTCGCGGTACGCCTCGAGCAGTTGCGCAGCGTACTCGGCGTGGATGCTGCCATCCAGCCGGCGCGGTTGCGGCTCGATGCCGATGCCCTTGGCGCCGACAACGTTATTCACCAGCGTGCGCAGGGCACCGCGGGCCAGGTCGTGATTGCGCGCAAGGTGACGCGCCTGCGCGCGGATCGCGGTAGCCCCCCGCTGCACCATCTCGTTCTGGCTGCCGCGCTCGCGGTAGAACTTGCGCATGCGCGACGGCTCGGCGGCTTCATAGGCGGCCAGCGCAGTGCGCGCGGCACGACGCCGCATGGCCCTTACGGGCGAGAAGTAGCCGATCAGCCTGTCAACCGCATTCATACGCTGCCGCCCGACAGGTTGGCCACAGAGAAATTCAGCCCGCTTCCACCCGCCGCACGCGCCTGCTCGCGAGAGACCTGCGCCTGCAGCAGGTCGATCGCCTTACGCACCTCCGCCAGCTCGGCCATGCGATGCGTCCGGTCGCCGCTGCGCGCCTCCTGCGCCTGCAGGATGGCAATCTCGGCAGCGAGGTAGGCGGCAAGGCGGGTTTCGGCTACAGAGGGCATAAGGCGCGGCGCACGGCTAGAGGCTGGTGCGACGAAAGTACGCGCGTGCGTGTCGCAGCGTTACCCGTCGGTGCGACACTCTTCGCCGGTCTCGTTCCTTCGCAGAATGCGATAGATAGTGGATCGGCTCTTGCCGTAGCGGCGGGCCAGCACCTGGACGTTTCGCCCGTTGTATTCCGCTCTCACCCGCTCGGCGACGTCATCTCGAATCAGAAAGTCCAGTGTGTGCAGGTGGTAAGTCGCGCCCCCATGACCAAGCCGGGCCGCCCCCATTACCAGCGCATCGGCCAGCGTCTCGGCCGCACCTTGCGGCAGCTTCAGCTCGCGCATCAGCACGTCAGTGAATACATCGGCCAGCGTTGTGGCCTGCTGAGCGTGTGAGGTCATAGGCGGCTACTCCAATCGGATTTTGCAATGGCGGAGGTGCGGGCGGGTTGTTTGGGGGGCTGCAGGGGGGTGAGCGGGGATGCAATCTCGGCCCGATCTGCGACGGCGGGAGCTTCAGCCGCGGCCGGCGGCGGGCGCTTTGCCTGCGGGCCGGCCAGCCTGCGCGCGGCCAAGGCATAGTTGAGGCAGTCCAGCGCCTCGTTTCGCGGGCGGATCTGCACCCATTCCTGCACCGGGCGCGTGCCACGGAAGCGGGTGACGAGCTTTTCGGCGGCGAGCTGGGCGAAGTACTCGTCGTCGAACGCCGGCTGGCGCGGAAAATGGATGTAGCCGGGGCCGGGCTGCTGCATCTTCAGGCGGGCATAGAGCAGCGCCTTGCCCTGATCGACGCCCAGCGGTTCGACCTGCACGCCGCGTTTGCGCTGGCGGCGCAGGCGCTGGCGGCGCACCTTTTCGTCTTCCACCAGCGGGCGGCCGGTGCCGGCCAGGCCCTTGATCGCGCGGCACCAGCTTGTAGCCCTGACGAAGTCGTACACCATGCTGGTGTTGTAGCCGGAGTCGATGCACGCGAACTGCACGCCTTCGTCTCTAAGCGCGGCAGAAAGATCGAACCAAACGTCGTGTTGGGCGGTGTCGCCGGGCAGGATGAGGTGGTCGAGTAGCCAGGCCTCCTCGCCTTCGCCCCATGCGACCACGCTGACTTCGATGCGGTCCTTCTGCACGTCGCAGCCGGCGGTGATGAGGCTGTACAGCGGGCGGCCATCAGCCGTGAGCGTGTCGCGGGTGTAGTCCTCAAGCCGGCTGATGAGGCTGATCTCTTCGATGCTGTCGCCCTGCTCGCGCCATACCTCGCCGAGGTAGGTATTCACGAAGCCCTTCAGCTCGGCCGTGTCGCCCTGGCTGTTGATCCACTTCTGCGCGATCGCGCGCCAGTCGAGGCCCAGGCCGGTGGGCGCGTACAGGGCGTTGAGGTGGTAGCCGTGCGCCAGCTTCACGCCGGGGCGCTGCGCCACCCAGCGGCCGCGGGCCAGCATGTCGGCCTTGTGGCCTTCGCTGATCTCGGCGCCGCAGTGGCGGCACACGTACCAGGCGTCGAGCACTTGCGGCAGGTGGTGGGGGTCGTCCTCGGGCGGGGGCGCGGTGCACCACTTCAGGCCGTGGTGGCCGGCCTTGCCGCCGAACTCGAGGTGCTGGAACTCGTCGCAGTGCGGGCACGGCACGTAGTAGCGGCGCATGTCGGTGCGGCGGTACTCGATGTCAATGCGGCTTTGCCCTTCCAGCGTCGGCGTGCTGACGAGGTACGTCTTCGCGCGCGAGAAAGTGCGCTGGCGGTTTTCGATCAGCGTCATCGGGTCGCCTTCGCCGCCCACGTCCCATGGGAAAGCATCGACCTCGTCGCAGATCACATACGGCAGGTGGTCGGAGCGCAGGCTGTCGGGGCTGTTGGCGCCTGCTTTGATGATGCGGGCGCGGGCGCCGTACTCGAGCAGGTCGCCGCGGTTGGCCTTGTTGCGGCTGGCCGTGGTCACCAGGCTCGACAGAGCCTCAGTCTCGTCGATCATCTTCGCCAGGCGCGGGTTGAACGATCGGTCGCGCAGCTCGAGCGTTGGCACCACCACCAGCAGATCCTTGTTTTGCAGGTGGTGCATCACGTAGCCGAGCCAGTTGTACATGGCCTCAGTGCCGCCGACCCCCGACGACTTGATGAACACCACCTTTCGCACGGGCGAGTGCTCAGAGAGGTCGTCCATGATGTCGCGCAGGTAGGGCGTCAGCGCCGTGCGCCACGGGCCGGGCGCGTTGGTGCCGGTGCGGATGACGCGATAGCGGTCGGCGTGCTGGCTGACGGTGAGCAAGTCGCGGGGCTTGGCGCCGCGGGCCATGCGCTCGCCCATCCACGGCAGGCGCGTGGTGGCCGCCTCCAGCGTGTGCCCCAGCTCGCGCAGCACGTCGTGTGCGGTGTCGCTCATCAGGTAGTGCACGCGCGTTTCGTCGTGCTCGCCTTCGATGGCGGCGAGCCACCGGCCGACGATGGCGTCGAGCGCCTGCAGAATCACCGCGCGCGCTGCGATGGAGTCGGCGCGCACGTCGGCAAGATCGCAGGTGTCGCCGAGAAGGCGATCGAGGTCGGCTTGCGCCTGCTCTGCGCGCAAGCGCTCTCGTTCGGCCTGCAGGTCGGCTAGGTTGGTCATCGTGCTGTTTGCATCGCTGCGTTGATGGCGATGTGGAACTGCCGGCGCGCGAAGTCATCCAGCCCGCGTGTCACGTCCTTGATGTTCGAAGACACGTCGATGCGGATCATTTTTGCCCCCCGGCGCACTCCACGCACATCCAGCCGGCGGCGTTGCGCGTGCAGCCCTTGCGCACCCGCTTGCGCTGTCCGCAGCGGCGGCAGGCGAAGGTCGGCGCCGTCATCCCGGCGCACGGCGCTTGCCGGGCCGTCTGCGCGCGATAGGCGGTCTCGTTGGCCATTTCCAGATAGCTGCTCACTTGGCGCCCTCCTGCGCCCGCATCCACCACAGATCGGCCAGGCGCTTCTCAGCCGAGAACGACAGTACCGGCGTGACACCGACCTCCTGCCGCGGCGCATCGGCCGGGCGCAGGCGGGCGCCGCGCAAACCGTCGATCATTCCGCCCTGGTGGAGCGCGGCTGCGAACTCGCGCAGGTCAGGCTGCTCGCGCAGCGCGGCGTTGAATTCGCCGACGTTGCCTTCATGGCAAAAAAGCTCGGGGCTGGTCATGCGTCACCTCGTTGGGTTGCAGCACTGCGCAGTCGGCGCAGGGCGCGGGGGAATTCGGCGCGCAGGGCGCGGCGCACGGCGCGCAGCTCGAGCACGAGTAGATCGCGCCGGCGGGCGGGGTCCGTCATCACCGCCAGGCGGGGCGCCGTCTGGTCGATGACGCGCTCGGCCGCACTGCGGATGATGGCGCCCAGCGCGGTGGCCTCGCGGGCAACGTCTTTGCGGGCGAAGCGCAGGCCGCGGGCCATGGCCATGCCGAGCTTGATCTGCTGGTTTTCGAGGTGGAGCGTGATGGCCTTGTAGCGGGCGCGCGTGGTGCCGTCGGTATCTGCGCCTGCTGCGGCGTAAATTACCGGCGTGCGGGGCGGCTGCGCAGCCGTGGCGGCGTTTTCTCTTGGCTGGATGGCCTCGGGTAGAGGCGTGCCGCGATGGGCGGCGTGACGGGCCGCTACGTCGGTACGTCCGCCTTCGGTGGCCTTGAGCCGCGCGAGGCTGGCTTCGACATCCACCAGGCTTCCGACCATGACCAGGCGCCCGGACTGGGCGGCACGGGTGACCGTGCTGCGGTTCCAGTTCAGCCGACGCGCGAACGCTGCTTTGTTTTCAAGGGCCATCTCGGCTTGCTCTCCTTTCTTTTCAGGCGTCAGGCGTAGGGGTGAAAACGCGCGCGATGCGACCGCACGGGCACACCGCACGCCACCGCACGGGGTAGCGCACGCCTGAAACCCGCGTAGCGCACGGGCCGCACGGGCGCACGGGGTGCATACGTGTGCACGTGAGAGGATTTTGTGTGATTGCGCATTTATTGCGCACGCACGTGTGCGCGCGCCTGCAAGCCCGTGCGCCCCGTGCGGTTCCAGCATTGGCGCGGTGTTCAGGCGTGCGCTACCCCGTGCGCTACCCCGTGCGGTAGCCCGTGCGGTCATGGCTGCCCCCCTTGCGTTGCCGCGCGGAATGCGAAGTAGCAGCGGGTGAGCCACTGCGTCTGCGTTTCGTCAGGCCGCTGGGTGTAGTTGGTGGCCGGATCTCGCAGCGCCGCCGCTGCCAGCGCATCGGCCGCCGGGATGACGAAGCGCTGCCGCACCGGCTTGCCGGTGTAGTAGGTGTCGCCGTAGCGGTCTTTGTGCCCCTTGACCCAGCCGGGCAGCTTTTCGATGTGACCGGCGAACTGGTTGGATTCACGCGGGAAGCGCACGCCCTCGCGGCGAGCCCACTGCATATAGGCGGTGTAGAGGTCTGAGCTTCCGCACGGGCAGAACGGCAGCCCGTCGATGTCGCCGGCCTGCCAGTCGAGCAGGAAGCGATCGACCGACTCGCGGTTGGTGTCAATCAGTTGCGCCTTGGCGCGCGTCATCGGCGGGCGCGTCCATGGCTTGAAGCCTCCCAGGTCGAGGTGCAGCAGGTAGTGGTGAAGGGCTTCGATGCCGCCCGCGTCGATCTCGGCGGCAACCTCGTCGTAGAAGCCCTCGCTCAACTTGGCCGGCGTCCAGATCACCAGGTGCCGGCGGTCGTCGTTTTCGAGCACGATCGGCTGCTTCTCGTTTGAGAGAAACACCAGGTTGATGTGGTTCTTCTCGGTGTAGGCCGGCAGGTTCTTCGGGTTGATGCGGATCGTTTCGGACGTGATCAGGTTCTTGAGGTAGTTCTTGATGTGGTGCATTTCACCGCGGGCGACCACCTCATCGGCTACCCCGAACAGCTTCTGGCCCCAGTCGCTGTTGAACTTGTCCTCGAGCGCGGACTGCGTGAGCACCACGGCGTGCTTGCCGTAGATCTTCGCGTAGGCTTCAAAGAACCGGCTTTTCCCGGTGCCCTGCGGGCCATGTACGACCACCGCACTCTGCATCTTGGCGCCCGTATGCTGCAGCGGATACGCCAGCCAACAGAGCATCCAGCGGTAGATCTCGTCGCCGTTGCCCTCGTTGCAGCACAGGTAGCGCAGCAGATCGAGCAGCAGATCGCACTTGCCCTCGCGCGGCTGCGTTGGCCAGCCCTTCCACTTGTTGAGCTTGATGGAGCTGTCTGCCCCGGTCGGGTCGAAGCCGATCTCGTCGATATAGACGGCGCGCGATTGCCAGGTGGGGTGATCCTTCACGTCGTCCCAGCGCACCCGCGCGGGCAACATGCCGACGATCTTCGACTTCTTGACCATCTCCTGCGTCCAGAGGTCGAAGGCAAACTCGCCCGTGCTGTCGTCGACGTGAATGAAGCGCTCGACGATCTGCGCAAGGCTGAGCGTGGAGACAGCAGTGGGACGTTCGCCCGGCTTGCTCCCCTCCCCCCTTTGCGGGGCCGCCCTGCGCGCGGTAGCGGCCGACGAAACCCACTCCGCCGAGGCAATGGCGGCGTCGATCTGCGCGCGAACGGCATGCAGGCCGCCTTCGGGCAGCACGTGCAGGTCGTTGAAGTCGGTTGGGCCTTTCTTGGCCTTGTCGGTGCTGCGCTCGACCGGGAAAGACGGCACCACATAAGCGCCATCTATGGCCAGCGCCGCAGCTTGCGCAGCCTGGACGCCCGTATTCGGATCGGTCATGTAGTCGTCGTCGGCGCACACCAGCACGCGCACACCGCGGTAACGCTTTCGAATGGCAGACGCCACCGGCAGCAGCGAACCAGCGTCGAACGCCACCACCACCGGCAGCCCGGTGGCCTCGTGGAGGCTGGCACCCGTGGCGAATCCCTCGCACAGCAGCACGATGCCGCCAGCGATCGGGCTGCCGATCTGGAACCAATGCCCCTTCTTGATGAGGCCCGGCGGGGTGAAGTCCTTGTCGCGGCCCTTCTTGGCCTTGATGGCCGGGTCGCCGTAGATCACCTGCAGGCCCCAAACCTTGCCGTCGCCGTCTTGCATCGGCACGACCAGGTTGCCGGATTCGGACACGCGCGCACCGTAGAGCTTGCCCGGCGGCAGGCCCTTGCGCTCGAGGTAGGCGCAGGCGCCGTTGTCGGAGAGCTTGCCCCACCAGGTCGAAGCCTGGGCGGCGGCCTCCTCGCCACGCTTCAGGCGCTCGGCCTCCGCACGCTTGGCCTCGAGCACCATGCGTTCGCGGATCGCCGCCATCTGCTGCGCGTCGACCGACTTGCGCTCGCCCTTCGGAAACGGGATCTTGTCGAAGTGGTACTCGGCGCCCTTGGCATACCCGAAGGTGCCCAGGATCACCGTATCGCCGTTGGACAGCGGCGTCTCGAACAGCCGATACGCGCCCCGCTTTTTCTTGCGGTCGCCGTCCATGTAGCAGCGCACCATCTTCGAGGTGCCGATCTGCAGCGGCCCTTCAATCTCGAGGCCGGCCGCCTGCAGCAGCGACAGCACCTCGTCGTAGTTCTTGCACAGGGCCATGTTGCCTATGCCCCTCGACCTTCGCCTAGCGGAATATCGCGACTCTGCGTACCA